ATGTCCTTGAGCGTGTCCTCGACGCCGTCAAACTCGCACTTGCCACGCCGGAAGTACGCCTTAAGCCGGTGCATTTTGTCGCTGATTCGCAGGATGCAGCCCGCCCACGCTGGCATATTCACCACGTCGGAACTTTGTCGGATGTTTGACAGTGCGTCTTCGTCAACGCCGTAATCAAGCGTCTTGCGAAGGTGCAGCTGCTTAAGTTCATCAAGCACGGCAAGGAACTCACGAGAACCGGGCCGGACGTCGTCGTGATCCTTGGCAATGATGCTATCTCCAGTCCAGCGGATGTCGTCCTGCACGGCTTCCATTTCCTTCTGTCCTTGAAGAATCCAATCGACCGGCACAGTCTCCTCGGGCTCTGGCTCAGCACGCTCGGCGCGGTACTTCTCGGCGCTGGCCTGTGCCGCAACCTTCCACCGCTCCGGTGCATCGTCTGTCGGCTGGCACTTGCCACCGTCGCAACATCCGCCCGCAAGGCGAGTCTCTACAGCTGCTCGGAGTTGTGCGTTGGTCGCCGAGAGTTCCGTAATAAATCCTTGCATCTTTTTCCTTCCAATTAGAAGTCGTGCGACGTCAGCCGCCAGTGATCCCGCCGTGCCGGTCCACTGCCCTTGGTATCGATACGCTCGCTGCCGTGCTTCGGCGATGTAGTCGTCACTCAATTCGTATTCCATGCGTCAAGCCTTCGGCGTACGCAGGTCACGGTCGCAGTAGATCGGCATCGCTTTCGTCACCTCGTGGCGTCCGTGGTCAATGACGATGCACGCCTGGCACGGTGGCTCGTATGCCGCCTTGATTCTTGTGGCGTATGCCGAATGCCCGATGACGCTGCCATTGGCGACGTAGCGACCGGCTCGCAGCCACTGGAACTGATGCCAGTGCCCGAAGCACGTAAGGTCCGCTCGTTTCACAGCGTCCCACGCTGCGATAGCTTTGTTTGTTGGGATCGTGATGCCGCCGATGCCGCCGCCGTACTTGATGGCATGTCCGTGGTGGAAACGGACCAAGAACCCATCCAGGTCAACGTAGTTCAGATATCCGGTGCCAACTTGCCATCGGACGTTCTTCCGCTTCTCGCTGCTGGCAAGCGTGAGGTAAAGGTGCTGCTCAAAGCTGTGTTCCATCTCGGTGCCGATACGTAGCTTTTCTGTGCTTCGCCCGTGGTTGCCGCTGTTTGTGGCGACGACGACAGACCTCGCACTATCGGCAACGGCGTCAATGAATCCTCGCAGACGCTCGCCTATCCACCGGGTAGCCGCCAGCGGTGCAAGCTGTGCCAATTCAGCCGTGTCGTCATGGATGTGACCACTCAAAAAGTCTCCGCCGAGCCAGACAACGACGCGGTCAATCTTCGCAAGCTGGCGTTCGTGCTCGAGGAGCCGAAAGAATCGCTCGTGAAGTTCGTTTATGCGAAGTTGACATACGTCAAGCGAGTAGTCGTTCAACCCGTTCACTGTCTCGGGATCGACACGCTCCTCGCAGTGAATGTCCGAGAGTAGCACGACCATCGTCGCTGCGTGCTTCGGGCCTTTGACAGACTTGGGCAATGACGGCTTCACAGCCTCAATGCCGTGCAGCTGCACCAGGGCATCGCCACGCTCCCGCTCGCGGTCAATCTGGGCGAGGGCCGCCTTGTACCTATTTCGGTACGTCGCCAGTTCTGACCGCAGCCGTGCCAGTTCAGCGTCGGCGGCCAGCTGCTGCGAGTGGCTTACGTCCTCGGCGATCTCGTCCCTCAAGCGTCGCTGAGCCATGCGATCACCCCCTGTTCTCCAACGTCAGAGATGCCACGAGCACGCAGCCTGGCCGACAGATCTCTTGCCAGCGTTTTCTTACGTTTGCCAAGCTCGCCGGCTCGCCACGCTGCCTTGATGGCAACGAGCTCCGCCTGGTGCTCTGGTGCGACACGCTCGTACCATCTGGCTTGGCCGTGGCGAACAGCCGCCATCGCATCACGAAGGTCGTCGAGCAGGCCGCCGCTTGTGCTTTTCGTCATCACGCTTAGGCTCCTTGCGTTCCAGATGCACCCACCCGTCATCGTCTGGGATGCCGCCGCCGCCGCACTCCTCGTCGTCGTCATCCAACTCTGGAGGCAAGATCACCGCCTCGGGCTTCGCTGGTGGCTTGGTGCGTCCCATGCCGCTAGGTTGGCATGGTTGTCAAGCGTTACGCCGAACGTTCTGGGTCGCCAGCCGACAGGCTTGAAGTTTCACTGGATCGCGCAGCGCCGATGCCTAACTTTCGCCCCAGCACGTTCAGCGACTCCTGCCGCTTCGAGCATCCGCAATCTGTGACGCCCAGCGCCGCCGATACGCGGGCTTTCGTGATGCCGATGGACTCCAGTGCCGAGGCGAGCCGGTCGCCCAGGCCAGGCGGGCCGGTGCATATGCGAATCGATCCGACGTTTCGCGTAGGCCGGCGGCATACCGTACAGCATCCGTCAGCGAAAACGCAAACTTCAGACATCAAACGAAACCTTCAGTTCAAGCGGAGTAGACCAGTCAGGATACGGACTATTTCCTACATACTCGTTGTAAAACCCGAACTGCGGCGCTTGGTTTGCACTTACAGCGCCGGAGATGCCGACAACGCCAAGCGCCGACCATCGCTCACAAGGATATGCCGAACCCAATCTTGACTGTCCGACAACCCGACGGCCGAAATCCAAATAAAACGGCCGATTCAATTCCTCGCCAGGAAGATAGCCTGTCCTTCTGTAATTCGCTTTTCCCGAAACGAAAAACCGTTGAACCGACATGTAGACGTTGGGAGGTATCGCGTTCCGATACCCGACAGATATCTGCGGAATCCCAGGCCATGTGGAAGTATCATTCACAACAATCCCAGGAGATTCGTTGGTGTATTGAAGTCCGCAGGGGCTGGCACCGGAATAGTCGGGAAGCGCGTAGATGCCGTCAGGTGAATCGAAATCAAAATCCAGCGTTACCGTGTATGTAGTTGCCCCCGATCCGAATGTATGCTGCCAATCCCTGCGACCGCCAGCCAGCGATAGAGTCGCGTAGACCTCGGGTGGAGCATTGCAGCACCAGGGCGCTTTACAGAGACAGCAACAGGCACACGTCAGCTTGCCAGCATTGACCAGCAACTTGCCTGCTTTTTGCCTGAGCGTTGCCATCAGCAACTCTCCAACGGAATGTCTATCGATGCATTTCCAAATCCAGGCCCGATAACATTCACCTGAGCCGTAGAAAACCGCAGATTACTTCCCACGATCGCAACCGATGAAATCACCGTGACTTTTGTCGGAACAGCCACAAGCACCCACTCGCCGTCTTTTACTACAATAACGCAAGGTGTAGCGGCTCCAGAGAATGAAGCAGCATCAAATTGTCTTAGGTTGTTTTTTGCAGTGTAGTACGTGCCAGTGACGTCATCGGTGACAGTTTTTGTCGCACCGACGCTCCAGCTTCCGCTAAATGTGCCGTGAACGACTCCACCGCCAATCCGTATCAAAGCCCAATTGGAATCTTTCCACAGGACGTGAGCACCAGAAGCCTTGCCGAGATCCGCAGCTTTCAGCTGCACCACGCCGCCAACAGCCACCCTGCCAACCTTCCCTGACTCAATCGGCTCCACTGCCACGCACCAGGCGGTCGTCGTCGCAGATGGCGTGTTACCAGTCAGAACCGGCACCTCCTCAAACGAAGCTGTAGCACCGCCTGACGAGCCTGTAGGCGTGATAGCCACGCCAGTGATCTCTAAGACGCCCCATCGAGCCACAGTCACAGACGGCTGGCAGTAGCACCACGTGTACGGTTGCAGTACAGGCGAGCCAGCGACGCCTTTCGTCCCTGGATGAGCCCCCAATACCAAGTCCGCAGCATCCTGAGCACGATTCCACGCTCGTGCGGAGATGGCACTTCGTATTGGCTGGCCCGGCTCTAGGCGACCGTCTGGGCGTGGCATTAGGTTGTCCCTATGCCGAGCAGCGAAAATTCAGAGTCCTTGTAGACCTTGGAGACGTAGACCGCTTTCGGCTGCTTCAGAAGCGAACTACCAGACACCGTATCTTCATACCGCACCCACAGGTATTCATGGCCCCGCTTTTCAATTCCGCTGATGCTGCCAATGGTTTGTCCCGTCACGTTTTTTGACGCGACAAATCGATACGAGAGCGACCACGGGCCGAGCCCCTTCTGGTCGTCCCATTCTTGCGATCCAGTGCATCCAAGAAACAAAACCTCTCCTGCAAGAAAGCCTCGAAAGTTTGATGCATTAGTCGTGCCGGTGACACTAGCCAACCCGCGAATGTAAGTACCTGATATGTACGCACTCGGCACGTCGTACGTTTCCTGCCATTGAAGCTGTGGCACAACGATGTCAACGCCATTCACGCCGTTTGAATCAACGCCAATCGCACCGCTCATGTTGAGAGCAGTTGACGGATACCGCTTTTCAAAGTCGAGCGTGCTGCCAAAACCTACAGAGCATGCCTGCGTGATGTGCTGCGTCCCGCCTGTCGTGTCAAAGCTGCGAACGCGCTTTTGGGGATCGCTGCCGTACTCCGCGCCATCCTTTGCATAGTTGATCGTGACTTGCCACGCATCGTCGCCGAGATACGAGACAGAGTACGACTCTGCCATGAGCTTCACGTCGGAGATGCCTGGGTACTGCCAGTACTGCCCGTTTGCAGTGACCTCTGCGTTTACTGCGGCGTGGAGAACTGAGTCGTCAGACGTGCCAAACACTTTGAACGACTTGACCAAGGTCGACGTCGCTTTTTTGCCGCGACGAAAAATCGTTGCTTGGCGAGACT